AGAGATGGTCGGGGAGTTTCGTCAGTGGGTCAAGGCCCTGGCGGAAGAATCAGAAGGTTTGGTCGGAGGCAGGCAGGCCGAGGAACTGGAGCGTCGGATTCGTTCGGAAGGACAAGGGCTGTTGGGGCGGTTGTTTGAGCGACTGTTGCAGTCGGCGTTGGACGGGCAGAGGGAGCAAGCTCGGCAGTGTCCGACGTGTGGGGGTCGGTGCCGTCACAAGGGCGAACGGGAGCGAGGGCTGTTGAGCACGCTGGGGGCGATCCGGTTGCGTGGTCCGTACTGGTACTGCCCGACCTGCCGGACGGGCCGGCACAGCGTGGCGGGCTTGTCGGCAGGTACCTCCAGTCGTCCCCTGGAGGAGTTGCTGTGCTTGTTGGGGACGGCGTTGGTGAGCTTTGAGAAGGCCGGATGGGCCAGCGGGAAGCTGTTGGGGGTCCCGGTGGCGGATGAGACGATCCGTCGGTTATGCCAACGGGAGGGTGTGTCGACGGGTCGTGAGCGTCCGGCTGGGCCGCGGGTGGCGAAAGACGGCGATCTGATCGGCAGTTGTGATGGGACGATGGTGAACACGCGGGAGACGTCTTGGCGGGAGTTGAAGGCGTACCAGTTCCGGCATGCGGCAGGCCGGTACGGGGGGGCGTTCCTGGAGTCGTCCCAGGACTTCGGACCTCGTCCGGAAGATCTTTGGAGAAGGCACGGCCAAGGCCAAGGCGTGGGCGAAGCGTTACTGTGAGGAACTTCGGCGTTACGGGGGCCGGGCGGTGTGGAACAGCCTGCGGCGGGTGCGGTACAAGTGCCCGGCGCGACAAGAGGCGTTGGAGGCGTTGCTGACGTATCTGGACCGCCAGGCGGATCGGCTGGACTATTCGACGTACGAGTACCTGGGCTACCCGATCTCCAACGGGCCGATGGAGAGCTTCTGCAAACAGCTGGGCCAACGCCTGAAAGGGCCGGGAATGCGCTGGTCGGTCAGGAACGTCAACCCCATGGCCGCCCTGGTGAGCCTGTGGAGTGATGGACAGTGGGACCTGTATTGGCAATCGGCCGCTTAAGTGCCACAATCCGCTGGTGCACCCGTGTGGCCGCAGCGGCCGGAAAAGCCTTGACAGCTGTGCTGGGCAGACCTGCAGTCTGGTAGCTCGTCGGGCTCATAACCCGGAGGTCGCGGGTTCGAATCCCGCCCCCGCTAGTGAGGCCAACCGGTTAGAACCGGTTGGCCTCGCCGGTTAAGAGCAAGCGCTGGGGCCCATCAGCCGCGGCGTTTTGCCTTTACCGCGAGTTCTCGCAAGAACTTGCGCCTGGTCGCTGCTTTCCGACGTCTCTGACTGGCTGGAGCACAGACGTTCTGGTGTGCCCGCCCGCTAGCCCGAATAGCGCCTCCCGCCGGGAAGTCTCTGAGTCTCTCGCCGATCCCCGTGGTCGGGTTATGACAGGGTCAGTTCCGAAGCAGACGGCGTGATGGTCAGGGTGCACTTCAGGGGGCTGAGGTAACGCTCTTCAAAGAGCGCCCTCTCACTCGCCAACCGGCGGGGGCAGTCCCGAGGGCAGCCTCGCGAGCCCCGGCGCAAGTGCATGCATGGGCAATCTCACCGCCTTGGGTGCCTGTGGCTTGAGCTCGCGGGCACCGCTGGGCAGGTATCTCGCACTTCACCGTTCGGTTGCGTCTGGAAGCCTTCTGCATCATAATTGGTCAGGTCTTGGTCTACGGGCCGTACGCGGCCGCACCAGGAAAGGACATGACGATGGCTTTCTCAGAAGCAACGAAACAGACGGCGTTGAGGCGGGCAGGGAACAAGTGCGAGCGCTGCAAGAAGCCGCTGACCATGGCGACCGCTCAGTTCCATCACAAGCTGTCCGTCGATGTCGGCGGCAGCGACGGCGAGGCAAACTGCGAAGTGCTCTGCCTCGCCTGCCACAAGAAGACACGCTCCTACGGGCAGCACTGATCGCCACGGCTTGTTGGACCGGGGTGACTTGCGTTCGACTCTACTGCCGGTGTTGCTCAGGTGGGGATTCTACGCGCTATGGTCTGTTCTGCCGAACCCGCTTCGCCCTGTGGCTCGGCATCAGATCTGGTAGTCGGGCGGTGGCGGCTTCGGCGGCAGGGGCTGTTCGGGTAGCTTCACCAAGCCCATCCGAAGCAGTTCGCGGTACATGACACTGACAACGTCCTGAGGTAGCTCCTCCTCCGGCAGGGGCTCGGCCGGGCCATCCTCTCGCAACTTCGGTGGGATTTCGCGGAGCACCTCGCCCAGCCGCTTGACGTTCAGGAGCATCCCGACGGCCTCGTCGCGGCTGATCGGGCGGCCGCAGGTCTTTGACCAAACCTCCTGGGTCTCCCGGAGCAGATCGTCGCTGATCCAATCGCAGGACATCGGCTTCTCGTTCTTGGCCCAAAGCGCACTGGGCTCATCGGTATTCATGGCGTCGCTCCGCACGAAGGAGCCTATCGCCGGCCCTGCCGCTGATCAAGAACCGGGCCCGGTCGCCCTGGCCATGTGGGAGACCGTCTCGGCCAACGCTCCCCAGTCGGGCATGGCGCCTTGGGCCTGGTAGGCCCTTCGGGCCTCACGGATTGCGTCGTGGAGCTCGGGCCACTCCTGCGACTCGTCCTCAGCTTCATGCAGATGCCCGACCGCGCGGAGGCGGTGCGGGTAGCCGTCGCGGTACTCGGCCAGGAGGACCCACGCGGCTCCGAGGTGCTTCTCGACGCACTCCAGGCAGCTCGGGCGCGCGGGGGGCATCATCGGCCGGGCGTTGGCGGCGGCTTGTCGCTTCTTCCCGCAGCCGCAGGGCTTGCGGCGCCTGTTCGCTCTGTCCTTGTGCAGAGGCATGTCTACGGGGCGTCCTCGAAGCTCAGGCCGAACTGATACCACGCGCCGAAGTGGTACAGCGGGTCGTTCGTGGTCGCGTCGATGTTCAGCGTGTGCGGGCCGACCTCCAGCGTAACCTGCTGCGGCGGTGGCGGGTTGGAGACGACCGGGGCCATGCCGCCCGGGCAGCCGAGCTGCCCGCCGGGCGCGTGCGCCGAGCCGACCAGCCCGCCGTCCACGTACAGGCTCATGAGCTCGTAGTTGGGGTCCTGGGTCTCGCCCATGCCCGACCAGTCCACCGTCATGACCATTCGCCGCGGCACGATGATGGTTGCCGTGGCCGTGGCGTTCTGCGTGAACGGGTTGTGGCCCATGCAGTTCTCGTCGTCTTCCCAGTCCAGCCGCAGGCCGAAGCCGCCGTTGAGAATCGTCCACGGGCTCGCCGGCACGTCGTCCGGGTCGTCGTAGGCCCGATACGCCCCGCCTTGCCCGCCGTCGATGAAGCCTTCGTCCGTGAAGGTCCAGGTCTGCACGAACTGGATGCAGCAGCAGCGCTCGTGCATCGCGAGCTGGCCGTCCACGATCAGCGGCTTGCCTTCCCAGAGCATCAGCGGCACGGCTACGGTTCCTCCTCCGGGCACTCCGTGCCCTCGACGGTCACGTCGTCGCCCTTGCAGAAGCCGACGACCAACCCGTTCTTGATGACCATTTCCTCGGTCTCGGCCACGAGGTTCGTGCCGTCGAGCTTGAGGTTGGTCAGGTAGGTCTTCTTGGCGTCCACGCCGGCCGCCAGGCACGCGCCGCACGTCTGGAAGGGACCCTGGTAGCCGAGCGACTCGTGGGTCACGTCGCCCGTTTCGGTCGTGGCGACGCTGTAGCAGTACCCGCCGACCTTCACGTACAGGCCCACGGCCGCGTGCAGGTCTTCGCGCGTGATGATGTCCGGCATGGACGAGCCGCCGCCGTCGCATTCCTCGTCCTGGCAGTCGTTGGTGAGCAGGTACTTCTGGAGCCGCAGGCAGGTGTCGCAGTCGTCGTGGTCGCTGTCGATCTCGACCGGCGCAGCGTCTGTGCAGTCGGGCGCTTCGGCGACGGTGTAGCAGACCTCGCCGATCTTGACCACGCGGCCGACGTGCTCGCCGAGGTCCGTGTACGTGGTGATGTCCGGCATGACCGCTTCGCAGTCGGTCAGCAGGAAGCACCGGCAGGCGTCGCAATCGTCGTAGGCTTCGTAGACGGTCACGTGCTGGGTCGTGCCGCAATCGCCGGTTTCCTCGACGGTGTAGCACTTGCCGTCCGAGAGGCGCAGGACCTGCCCGACGTAATCCCGCAGGCGAACGATGTTGCCCTCGCGGTCCAGGGCGCTGCGGGCGTAGATCACGCCGCCCGCTCCGCCGGGGCACTCGGTGAGCTTGAAGCATCCGCATTCCCCGCAGGACAGGTAGAAGCCGTCCACCGCGACCGTCTCGGCACCGGCGCAGTTCGTGTCGTAGCCGGTCAGGAGGTAGCACTTGCCGTTGATCTCGAAGACGTACCCGTTGTCGATCATGTACTGCGGGTCGCGCTCGGTCAGCGCGGTCAGGTCGTTGCTGATCGTCAGCGCGTCGCCGGCGTCCCAGCAGCTGGCCAGGTGGTAGCAGTTCGCGCAGGCGGCGCAATCGTCATAGGAGCCGTCCAGGCTCACGGCCGTCGCGTCCAGGCAGTTGCTCGCGAGCGAGACCTCGTAGCACAAGCCGTCGTCGAGGCGGACCACGCGGCCTTCGTAGTCCGACAGGTCTGTGTTGGTGACGATGGTATTGCCCGGATCGTCGCAGTCGGTGAGCAGCCAGCAGCCCAAGCACCGGTCGCAGTCCTCGTACTCGGCCAGGACATGGACGCACTGCGGGGCGTAGCAGTCGATCTCGCCGGCCTCTGGCTCGCGGACCTCGTAGCAGACATCGCCGACGAGCACGACCTTGCCGACCTGCTCGGCCAGGTTGTTGACGACGTACAGCGTCGGGGCCTCGCCGTCGCAGTCGTCGAGGGCGTAGACCTTCTGGATGTCCGGCAGGCCGAGCCGGACGACGGCCCACTGCTCGCCCGTGCCGCCTTCGCGCCAGAGGACTTGCGCCGCGCCGTTGCGGCAGACCTTCAGCGCGCCGTAGTATCCGTCGGCCACGTCGGCGAACCGGCGCTCTTCGTCGTCCACGTACACGCGGGCCGGGCAGACGCCGGAGACACACGCCAGGCCCAGCGCGCCGGCGCGGACCGGCTCCAGCAGTACGACGAAGCGACCGAAGTGGTCCTCGCCGTCGGGCGTCACGCCGGCCAGGGCGACGCGGTTCTTGAAGGCGTCCAGGTTGTCGCCCGGCGAGATGACCACCGAGTCGATGCCCAGCACGTCGAAGCGGTCCCGGTCGGAGCCGCTGTCGTTGCGGGCCAGGACGATGCCGCTCTGGCGGAAGGCCGGGAAGCTCGTCTGCTCCCGGCCTTGCTGGCGCTGCTGGTGGTCCCGTGCCGCGTCGATCATGGCGTTGAACGTCGCGGCCGGAATCTTCAGCGGGTCGCCAGACTGGACTTTCTTGAGGTGGTCGCCCATGGCCTACGTCCCGATCCCCAGGCCCGCAAAGCTGCCTTCCTCGTAGACCTTCTCGACGTAGGCGGCGACGGGCTTCTTGACGATGGCCTTGGCAGCGGCGTCCTCGGCGTCCTCATACCGGACCCAGAGGTACTCCCAGCCCTTCTTGCTGATGCCGGCGATGTCGCCCACGGTGATGCCGGTCCGGTTCGGGCTGGCGGCGAAGCTGAAACGTATCTCCCAGTCGTCCGCGCCGCGCTTGGAACCGGACGCGCCAAGGAACAGGCACTCGCCCGCGGCCAGGCCCTTGAAGGCGGCGTTGTTGGTCTTGCCAGTCAGGTTGAACAGCGTGCCACGGTAGGCGGGCGTGACCACGGCGTCGGCCAGGTAGTGCGTCTCGGAGAAGGTATAGACGGGGACGGTGATGTCCACGCCTTCCACGTTGTCGTGGGTCACCCCGATCGCGCCCTTGAAGTCCGGAGCGGTCTTGCCCGGCGGGGCGTACTTGTTGACGGTCTGGAGGCTCTGCGTGATGTGCTGCGTCCCGCCGCCGGTGTCGAAACTGAAGCTCGACTCGCCGACTTCTGGCTCCTTCTGTTCCGGCGCGACGTAGCGGACGCGGCAGTCCCAGAGGCCGTCGTTCGCGCCAGTATCGACCCAGACCGGCTCGAACTGGATGCTCTCGCGCTCCAGGCCGTTGTAGCTGGAGGCCGTCGAGCTTTCGAGCAACGCCTTGGCGGTCAGGTCGTCGGAGACGCCGGCGAGAAGATAGTTCAGCGTGACCGCCGGCCTGTCGCCGGTGGTCCACTCGCGGCTGTCGATCTTCTCGGTCAACGTCGGCATAACGTCCTTGCCTCAGGCGAAGCTGATTTCGTCGGCGTCCCGCAGCGGGCGCGTGTTGCGTTCGATCTTGTCGATGCCGTTGGCCATGCGGTCGCTCACGCCGCCGGCCTGGAGGCCCAGCACGTTCGCGGCGACGAACGTGCCCTGCGCGCCGATCTTCGCGGCTTGGCCGGCCAGCAGGTCACCCATGCCCGCCAGGGCGCGGTTGGCCTTGTCGATGATGTCGTCGGCGCTGTCGAGCTTGCCGGGGCCTTCCTCCGCTTCCTTGGCCTGCCGCTTCTTCCGCGCCGTCTCGATGGCGTCCTTCCACTCCTGCCGGGCCTTGGCCAAGTCGTCTTCGTTCTCGCCCATGCGGCGCTCATACTCGGCGTCAAGCTCGTGGTGCTTGCGAAGGTTCTGCCGGCCGATTTCGGCCATGGTCGCTTCGTGGACCGCGGCGGCTTCCTCCCGCTTCCGCAGGCGCTCAGCTTCTCGGCGGGCCAGCTCGCGCTGTTCCTCGCCTTCGATCTGCGCGATGGCGGCTTCCTTCTGCCGGTCGATCTCGGAGTAGGTCGCGGCGCGCGACTCGGCCGTCGAGTCGTCGAACAGGCCCTTGATCCATGTCCACGCTTTCTTCGCCCACGCCTTCATCCGCTCCCACGTCCGCGCGAAGAAGCTGGTGAACTTCGTCCACGCCTTGCCGAGGAACGCCACCGTCTCGATCCAGCCGACCTCCAGGGCGTGCCATACGATCTCGACCACGGCCAACAGGCCGTGCCAGGCGTCGTAGCCGATCTTGATGAAGAAGTTGCGGAAGTTGAGCCAGGCCTTCTCCAGGAAGTTGACGCCGCGGGTCCACTCCATCTTGAGCGTTAGCCAGAGGACCTTGGCCGCCAGGGAGATGTCACCGGCAGCCAGGGCGTCGGCGATGCCCTGGTAGGCCTCGAGGGCGTCGTCCTTGAGCACGCCGAACTTCTCGCCAAGCCACGTCAGCGCTTTGCCGCCCGCGCCCGTGGCGTAGACCAGATACGCCCCGAGCGCCGCCACGGCTGCGATGACCAAGCCGATCGGCGAGACGAGGAAGGCAATCACCGCACCGAGCAGCTTGAAGACCACGCCGACGCCCGTAACGACCGTGATGAGAACGCCGAGCGTGCTGCCCAGGCCGCTTATGACGGTGCCCAGCGCCGCCAGTGCGATCCCGCCGGCGACCACGGCCGCCGCGACCTTCATGACCGTGATGATGATTTCGCGGTTGGCCTGAATCCACTCCCCGACCTTCGTGGCGACGCCGGTGATGGTCTCGGCGATGTCCTGGAGCACCGGCGCCAGCGCCGCCCCGACGCGAAAGACGCCCATCTTGACGACCTTCCAGAGGGAATCGAGTGCGTCGGTGAAGTCCTCGGCGGCCTTTGCGTCTTCGCTACTCATCGTCAGGCCCAGACGGCGGGCCTCCTTCTGGAGCGTCTCGATCCCCTTGGCCCCCTGTGCGAACATCGGCAACAGTTGCGTGCCGGCCCGGCCGAACAGGGCCTGGGCCAGCGCCGCCTTGCGTGTCGGGTCCTCCACGCGACTGATCGCATCGGCCAGGAGCTTGAATTGCCGTTCGGGCGCGAGGCCCTTGAGGTCCTTGTACTTCAGGCCAAGGTCAGCCAGCGCGTCGGTCTGGGTGGACAAGCCACGCCCGGCGTCGTAGATGCTCCGCTGCATCCGGCGCAAGCCGGTTTCCAGGGCCTCCAGGGACGTGCCGGTCTGGCTGGCCACGAAGCGAAGCTCCGATAGTGCCTCGACCGACAGGCCGGTCCGCTTGGCCATCTTCGCGACCTGGTCTCCCATGGAGCCGAACGCCTTGGTCGCGCCGAGCAGCGGCGCGAGCATGGCCGCGCCCAGCCCGGCGATCTTGAGGCCGAGGTTGCGGATGCGATCCCCGAAGGCTTTCAGGCGTTTCTCGGCCCGGCGAAGTCCGCGCACGAGCTTGCTGTCGTCGGCGAACAGCTCGACGAACGCGCGGCCGGCTCGGATTCCTCGGGCCGACGGCATGGGCTACTCCTCCTCGGGCATGGGAAGGGCATACCACCCCTCGGGCAGGTCCATCCGGCCGGGCACGGGCTCGCCGTCGGCGTCCTTGACCCAGACCTTCACGTCTTCGACGGTCTCTCGCAGGCGGACGGGCGTACCGTGCGGCACGTAGATCGTCCGCACGCCGCAGCCGGGCAGCAGCAGGATCGGAAGCAGGAAGGGAATCAGCTTGCGGAGCATGGCTACACCTCCACGGCCAGCGAGTCACCGGCCAGAATCACACGGACGCGGCCGGCGGCGTGCCGGGCGGATGCGCGACGCCGATAGCCCTCGCCGCTGTCGGCGAGGATGCGGCCGTTGGCGGCGCGGAGCCGCCAGCGCCATTCGCCCCGGCCGTCGCGGTAGATTTCGAGTTTCGGGCGTCTCATGGCTTGCCCTAGTGCGCGCGGACCTTGGCCCGCAGCTTGTCGCGCGTCTGCCGGTCCGGCTCAGCGTCCTCGCTCGTCGGCTGAGCGCGCCGCTGGATCAACTCCAGCAGCACGCCCAGCAGGAGGACCAGGACCGGGCGCAACGCCTCAAGCAGACCCGCCATTGCCGGCCTCGGACTTGACCTTCGCGCGGCTGGCGCTGTAGCCCAGCGTCGCCAGCACGGCGACCACGCCGCCGATGAGCTTGGCGATCCAGCTTTCCTCGGGCACGGCGTCCATCACGCCCGAGGCCAGCAGGAACCCCAGCAGCGTCGCCAGGAGGCTCAGCCAGAACTCCGTCGTCTTGTACCCAGGCTTCGTCTCGTTCACGGTTGCACTCCTTTGCCAGTGGTGAAGGCCTCTCGCAGGAGGCCGATGTTCTCGCGGCTCACCTCGATCATCTCGCCGGGCGACCGGCCGAACGGGTCGAAGTCGCTCGGCCGGAAGGCTCGACCCTTCTTCGGGTCGCGGTGGGCGTTGGCGATCAACGCACACAGCACTGACATCCGGCCCCAGGCGTCGCGGCCGTGGCCTTCGGCCATCCAGAGAAGCTGCCGCAGCGTCAGGGGGCGGGGATCGACTCCGACGGCTCCGGCGACGAACCAGACATCGCGCCACGGATCGTCTCGTCGATGTCGATCCCCTCGATCCGCGTCTCGATGGCCTTGACCGCCGCGTCGATCATCCGCTCCTGCGTCTCGACGGCGCGGGCGCGATCGCTGCGCCCGCGGCTTCGGAAAAAATCCACGAGTTCCTCGTAGAAGGCCTTCTGCGCCGCCAGCAGCGTGGCGCCGTCGAAGGCGGCCCGAACCTCTTCGGCCGCGACCTTGTTCGCGTCGAACTGTTCGGCCAGGAGGGCGCAAAGCACCTCGCCGAGCAGCAGTTCGTCGGTGCCCAGGCGGGTCAGCAGCGGCGGATCTCCGGCTTCGGGCTGGAGCAGGTCCACGCCGAGCTTCTCCTTCACGGTCAGGGCCGTGCCGAGGTTCAGGCTGATCGTCCAGGTCCGACCGGCCCCGTCGTTGAATGTCTTCATCAGGCAGTTACCTCATGCCACTCGACGAACACGGCGAGCTTAGCCGTCACGTCGGCGACGATTGCCTCCTCCAGCGCCTCGGAGCGGCTGAAGTTGGTGATCGAGAAGTCGCCGAGCGGGCCTTGGGCGCCCACGATGTCGCGCTTCTGGTCCAGCACCGCCAAGGCGACCGTGCCGGCCGTCAGGAACGCCGTCTTGATCGCCTCGAAGACGGCGTCGCCGGGCTTCCAGACCATCTGGAACTCGACGGTGCACTCCCGCAGCGTCGGCGCGGTGGCCCGCCAGCCGGAGTTGCCGCGGGTGGTGATGTCGGCCTCGCCGGCCTCTAGTGAGAGCGTCACGTCGCGGACGTTATCCACCTCGGTCATCAGGCTCGGGTCGGTCTCGCCGGCCGTGCCCTGGTAGAGCCCGGCGTTCATTCCGAGTACGTATGTCGTGGGCATAGTGTCGCCTCCCTGCTACTTCACGCTGTCCCGCGAGGTCTCCATCACGCACTTCATCGCGTGATGGAGCCTCTCCACATGGCGGGCAGCTTGGGTTTTTCCTGCTCGAAGGCCGGACCCATGTAGGGCCGGGCCGCTATCCGAATGCGTCGCTTTCGCCGCCGCCGGCGAAGCCCTTCGACCACGGTGGATGTCCCGCCGTACTCCAGCGCCGCCGGCGCGCCTGCCTGGCCGGCAGGCAGGTCGCCGACCTTCTGATTCAGCCGCATCGGGCCGATGACCACGCTTCGCCGGCCACGGTCGTAGCCGAAGAAGATGAACCGCCGC